GTCCTGTGTAGACGTGACCTAAAAAAATCGGCGACCATTTCCGAATTTAGTGATTTCGATTTGTGAATTCGGAATTTGGATTTCGATATCGGGTTATGGTTATCGGTTGTCGGATATGGGTGGTGGATATCGGGTATCGATATCGGATATCGGATATGGTCGGGGGAATTGGACGGCGGTTCCATTGCGCTACCCCATCTCCGTCTCGGCGAGGGCGCACAGCAGTGAGCATTCGATGGCGGGTTCGTTGTCGGTGCCACGGTCGGGGTCGAGGGTGTCGAGCCACACCGGGCCGTACTCATCCGACAGCAGTGAGTGTCCGATGTCGCGTTCGAGGAACGCCATCCGCTCGAACGTGGTCGGGAAGTGGCGGCGTATCCGATTCCAGTAGCCCATGCCGCCCTTGACGCAGCCGACGCAGTTGTTGTGTCCGAACCCGAGCCGGTACATGACGGGCAGTTCGATCCCGGCGCGTTCGATGAGGGCGAGACAGTCGGCGTGGGTGAGTCCACGTTCGATGAGCGGGGTCACCAGCTCGATGCCAGGGTTCTCATGCCGGAACCGGTCGGCGCGGTGCGCTTCCTCTGCCGTGTAGCCGAACACCTGACGGTCGGTCGGGCGTTGGAATGTGTACCGCGGGCGCTTCTTCAACTCGACCGTGCAGAGTGCGCCGGTCGGCCCGTTGAGGAAGCGGCGCTCGGACCAGACCTGCCATGTGTCGACGTAGCGGTCGGAGCGGATGATGTCGATCGGACGGCCGATCCACTCCGACACGTCGACGAGGAACCGTGCGTTGTCGGGATGCTCGGAGCCGGGGTCGCAGTAGACGACGGTTGCGTCGGGTGTGAGCTTGGCGGCCACCGCGCTGGCGGCACCCGCGCTGAACCAGACGACGGTGCGATCGGAAGCGGAACTGCTATGGAACGGCGGTTCGACAGCGGGGTCAGGCATCTTCACCTCCCGAAGTTGAAGCTCGGCGAGACGGCGCATGGAGTCCAGGTCAGACGGTGCAACTCGCTCGACCTTGAACGGCTCATCGCTATCGAACGGCGGTTCGTCAGCGGTCACAGCATCATCCTTCCGACCGTTTCCCCTACGACCCCGGTACCGGGGAACAGGTCGGTGAGCTCATCGCCGGGTTGCCAGCCGAGCAGCACGCACAGCCATCGGGCGAACGCTTCCGGTTTGGCACCGACCAGGCCGCGCCGGAGCGCGATCGGACACGACAGGTAATCGCGGCCCACGGGATCGCCGGGGCGACGCGGGGCGGTGCGCTTCCACAGCACCGGTTCCCACGCGTACGCCACCCGCACGTTGCGTTTGTAGGCGGCGAACGGTTTGACCCATGCTGCGACGCGGGTGCCGTCGGGCATCCGTCGCAGCAGGTCGGCGAGCGACGGCGTGGAGCAGCTGAGCGCCCAACCGTCGTAGTCGTAGTCGAGGTCGCGGGCGAGCTTGCAGTGTTCGTCGGGATGGTCCCATCGGGCGGCGTCCGGGTGGTCGTAGAGGTGCGAGCACCCGACGTACGGCGGGTCGGCGTAGGCGAACGTCAGCGGGGAATCGGACGGCGGTCCGATAGCAGGCTCAGGCATCCCACGTCACCCCGCATCGTGGGCAGCGGTGTGGCCCGTGGTGTCCGCGGTCGCGGTCGCACGTGTGGGTGGCGTCGCGATCGCCGCCGGGTGGACCGTCGAAGTAGTCGACACAGGTCACGACTCCGACGCTGATGGACGGCGGTCCGATAGCGGGGGTCATGGGATGTCCCATTCGGGTGGGTCGTTGGTCCAGTGCCAGGTGCAGGTCGTCCACGTCTGGTACTCGTGCGGCTTGCCGTTGATCGTCTCGTACTCGGGTGGGGCGGGCATCCATCCGGTGCCGCCGCACATGGTGCAGGTCGATGGGTGCTGTGCAGGTTTCATCTTGCAACCGCCGACATGTCGCGAAGATAGGAGTGAATCAACGATGTAAGAGACAGGGGACGGGTCCGGTCGGTCGGTCGGTCGGACGGGAGCGGCGTGAGTCCGTTCGGAATCCGTTCGGAATCCGTTCGGAATCTCATGGCGGGCGGGGCGTCCACTGACCGGTCAACGGGTCGTGTCTGGCGGCGTCGTGACCGCGTCGTTTCCGTTCGGCGTCGACCTTGCGGCGTTGCTCGACGTCGGCCTTCGACGGGTTGTAGTCCAGGTAGTCGGGCATGAGCATGCCGCCGTCCATCCGCACCCACAGCCGCGACGTGACGAGCTGTTCGACTTCGCGGGTGCGGCCGTAGCTGCCGTACACCTCCGGTGGGATCAGACCGTCGGTCAAGTACTGGGCGGACCAAGTGCCGCACCGAACCCACAGCCCGGCGGCGGCGTTTCCGGCCTGTTGCACCTTCGGATGGGAGTGGAAACTGTCCTCTAACCGGAACCACGGCATCGCTCATGTGCCCTCGCTGGTGGCGGGTGGACCCTGGGGCGGGGCGGGGTCTAGGCCTTGCCGGCGGGTGTGGACTAGCGGCATCGGATAGCCGAGCGGGGTACGACACACCTCACCCGGCAGGGCGCCACACACGGGGCAGGTGTCATCCACCGTCGATCACTTCCTCGAGGTCCAAGATGCGGATGCGTTGATCCCGACACCGCGCCTCGTACCAACGGATCAACGCCTCATCGACCTTGACCCAGGCTTCGAGCTGGGAGCGGGTCGGCGGCTGATTGTGGACGGCGAGGCGGATCATCTCCGACATCAGGTGATGCCGGTCGTGGTGTGGGTCGTCGGGGCGGACCGGGACATCCCACCCACACTGGGCGCAGCCGTGCGCCGTCGGGGTCGGTGGACGGTCACCCCTCGGCATCGTCGCCCTCGAGCATCAGGTCCAACTTGTCCGCCAGGGCCTGCGCCTGGTCATCGGCGTCACGTTCGGCACGCTGCCGCAGATACGCATTGTGCGCATCGACCGCGTCGACGATGTCGGCCGCCAACAGGTCGACCGGCGAGTCGTCATCCACCACGTCGTCGTCGACGATCTCGCCCGTCGTGTGGTCGACCCGCGGGTCGTAGTCCACATCGATCGCCGAATACGGGCCGACCGCACCGACCTCCTCGGGCGTGTACGCGATGCCGTGCAACACGTCGGAGAACAACAGCCGGGCCATCTCCGACGTGGCGCGGGCGGCGAGCATGGCGCGGGGGTAGGTGGTCCAGTTCCCTTTGCCCAACAGCTTGGCCCGGCGGGCGTCGTCGAGTGTCCACACGACGACGCCGTCGGCACCCGTGTCGCGGCGGCGGGCATACAACTCGACCCGCTCCGATGACACCTGACGCCACGCCAACAGATGGCCGGCGGCTTGGATCAGACCGCGCATCAACTGCGCCGAACACGTCGGCTGGCCTTCGATCAGGAAGATCGATCTCATCGCCGCCATCGGCTCCAACCCCAACTCGGCGCCGTACACCATGACGGCGAACGCCGCATCAGGGCGACCCCTGAGCGGCTTCGGGACCATCTCAGTGTTCGTCGTCAACCGGGCCAGGTTGTACAACTCGTTGTACGCCTGAGCGCGGGGCGACTTCGACGTCATCTCATCCCGCACCGCCGGCGCGTTATTCCCGACATCGGGAGTATCGGCATGCTCGACATCGGTACTCATCGCGCTCCTCTCACGATCCGAACCCTTCGCGCAACGACATCACGCACGGGTCGTGCTTCGGCAGTAGCGAGAACGACACTCCCGACCCGTTCCCGCGGTACGTGCCCTGGTGGCGGTCCGGTGACGTCCACACGTCAGCCGCCCGAGCGCATCGCAGATCGGGGAACACCACCCACACATCGACGTCGAACAACGCCCACCGCTGGTACGCCAGCACGGCGGCGTTGTCGAAGTCGTAGTTCGGGGTGTCGGTGCGTCCGGCCTTGGCGTCGATCAACCGGATGCAGTCGACATACGGATCGGGGTGGCGGCGGGTAGCGATCAGATCCGGCAAGTAACGCATCAGGCTGTCGGTCGTCTTGACGTCGCCGAACATCTCCTCTGTCAGCAACGCGTGAGCGAACGGACCGACATGCCAGCCGCAGGCGCGCACCGCGGCGGCGACCCGCTCCTCGTTCGGGATCCCGAGCGCGAACCGGGTGGTGTACACCTCGGGCGGACGGCGCGTGGACGTCATTGGTCGCCCCATCCGTTGTGGTACGGCTGCCGGCGGAGTTCGGCCATCAGTTGGCGGTGCCGGTCGCCGTGGACGCTGCGGTCGAGGCGTCGGCGTTCCGTCCGGCGCACGGCGTCCACACACAGCGATGCCACGAGGATCCCGGTGAGGATGAGGACGGCGAGCCAGTCATGGGCGGTCATGTCCCTGCCCCCACGGAACCGGCAGGAGGCGCGGGGGCAGGGACGACCTTGGTGGCGGCGGCGGCGACGGGCGAGGCAACCGCCGCCGCCTGGCATCCAGTGTGACGAGGCGAACGGGCGGCGATCGCCATGTCGTCGAGGAATTCGGACAGCCCGGCGCGGCCTTTGACGACGCGGAACCCGGCACCGGCCCGAATCAGTGCTTCGCCCCACGCCTCCTGATCGACCGACAGGCGGCCGGTCTTCGTCTTCAGCTCGACCCACCACACCAGTCCGGCGGCCGGGTGGATGAGGACGAGGTCGGGGAACCCGGCGCCGTCACCCTGCACCGCGGTGCGCCAGCCGTGACGGGTCAGGGCGGGCCGGAAGTGGGCGGTGCGCCAGCCGAGGAACCGGGACGCCTCGAGGATGGCCGACGTCATGGCGGCTTCGGTGGGTTCGGCGTTCACTGCGTCACCGGCAGACCAGGCGCGGCGGGTGTGGTCGTGGGTGGCGGCGGGCCCGGCTGTGGAGGCGGGCCCGCCGCCGTGGTCGTCGATCCCGACGGCGTCGATGGCCCAGACGTCGTGGAGGTGGTCGACGAACTCGAGGACGTCGTGGTGGGGGCGCCCTGCGTGTTGGGGACGCAGTCCGGGCAGGCGGGCCGCGTCGTCGTCGTGGCGGGGACGGTGGTGGTGGTGCCACCACCGATTTGGGTGTTCGGGGTGCAATCCGGGCAGCCGGTCGTCGTCGGCGCCACCGTCGTCGTGGCGGCAACGGTCGTTGTGGTCGTCGGGTACGTCGCCTTGGTGGTGGTGGTCGACGGGCACGGGCCACCGCAGCCGTGGGCGGGGTCCGCGGGCGCGCCGCAGGCAGCCAGGACGGCCAGGGCGACGACGGCGATCAGGGCGCGCATCAGATGTCGGCGCCGATGCTGGCCCGGCGGGCGTCGCGGCGGGCGTCGACGAAGGCGATCCAGTCGCGTTCGTCGATGCGCCAGGCGACGCCGAGCTTGACGCCGACCAGTTCGCCGGCGCGCAGCCAGTCATAGATCGTGTCAACGGAGAGCTGCTGTTCGTCGGCAAGCTCCGCGACGGTGTACAGGCGGGTCATTCGGTGTCTCCCAGGCTTCGGGCGGTGCCGGATGGGAGCATCCTGGACCCTTCGCCCTGTGGGGTGCCAGTGGAGGGCTTGTGTTTTTCGGACCGACTTGTCCACAGTTTGGGACTCGTTGGGAATGACTGGGAGTAATGGGGTTAACTGTGTGTAGGGCGGGCTACAAGTCCCCCGGCCAACACCGCCGCACCCGGTGCAACGAAGGACAGGAGGCGGGCATGGCGACGGCGCCACGCGGTGACTTAGCGTCATCGACGGACATGGATGACCTCGCCGCCGCGCTCGAACGAGCTGCGACGGGCATGACACAGAGCGCGTTGGTGCGGACCACCGGCCTGTCGGCGCGCACCCTGCGCCAGTTGATGGACCCGGACACCACCCGGGTGTTCGGGCGACCCACCCTCAACAAGTTGGACAAGGCGTTCGGGTGGGCCGACGGCACCGCCTGGCGGGCCTACCGCCGCGGCCAGGCCCCACCGGACCGGGCCGCCGAGGTGGCCGCCGAAGCCCTCAGTCTGATCGAGGAACGCTTTGCAGCACTGGCGGCGGAGCCCCCGTGGGTTGCCGAATGGCTCGACGCAGGGCGCTCATTGTCGCCCCGAGATCGAGCCCTGGCCTTGCAGTTCGTTCGTCGCCTCGGGGAGGGCTGAACATCAGGTCGTGGAGCCCGTCGGCGAGGTGGTCGGCGTAGTCGGGGTCGGCGGCCCACGCCGTCAGGTAGTAGTCGCGCACCACCTGGGCGCAGAACCACACGACATCGCCGGCCCCTTCGGGGTACGGGATGACGACCGGTTCGGGCGGGTCGTCGGCGCGGTCCACGGTCATGTTGCCCCTCTCGGTGGTGCACCCCTCGCCGACCGCCCCCGGCCCCCGGCCGTTTACCCCGGAACGGCCCCAACTTAGCCGCGGCGGTCAGGCCCGACGACCTCGGCGCGACCCCAACTCGTCGGGGGCGGCGTCGACGACGTCGAAGTAGCGGTCGATGCCGGCTTCGGCTTCCTCGTCGGCCAGGTAGCGGCGCGGCATCCGGTGATCGGACCAGCCGCCGATCACCTCCAACCCCAACACGTCACCGCGGCTGGCCCGCAGGTACTGGGCGACGAACCCGCGCCGCAACTGGTGCGGGGACACGTCGACCCCGGTGGCCTTGGCGGCCCGTTTCATGACGTCGCGGATCGCTTGGGTGGTGAGGCGGCCGTCGCGGTCGCTGGTGTGGCCGATGCGACCCATGAACAACGGGCCGGGCAGCCGACCCCGTCGCCGCAGGTAGCGCTCGAGGAGGTGTTGGGTTTCGGGGTGGACCGGCACCATGCGCGGCTCGGCGGTCTTGGTGTTGTCGGCGGCCAGGCGGATCACCTTGCGGCCGGTGGTGCCCCAGTCCATGACGTCGGCCAGGTCGATGCCGCACAGCTCGCCGACCCGCAACCCGGACCGCCACATCAGCGACACCATCGCCGCGTTGCGGCGACCGGCGGTGTCGGTCCCGAAGTGGTCCATCAGTTTCTCGATCTCGTCGGGCTTGGCGGCCCGGGTCGCCGGCTTGGACGACACGTAGGGGGCTTTGATGCCGAGCATCGGGTCGGTCCGCAAGATGCCGCCACCGCGGCGGTCGTCGCGGTGGCGGGGCCGCGCCGGGCGCGACGCCCAGGCGTAGAACCCGGTGACGAGCTGCCAGTCCTTGCGGCGGGTCGACGGGGCGATGCCGGCTTCGCGGCGGGCGTCGAGGAAGGCGCGTAGGTCGCGGTGGCCGGCGCCGCGCACGGTGGTGTGGGTGTCGGCGCACCAGCGGGCCCACCGGTTGAGGGCCGAGATGGCGACGGCGCGGCCGTGGGGTGACCAGTCCTGGTCGTCGAGGTAGTCGGCGACGTCGAGGTCGAGGGGGCCTTGGGCTGGTGTGCGGGGCATGGGTTTCTCCGATCGTGGGTGAGGGTCGAACGCCTGCAAAGTGAGGTGCTGGACCCGTTTTCTGCCCCTGCCCCGGTCCCCCTGGTAGATGGCCTTTGTGCCATCTACCAGGGGTTATGGAGCGGACGACGGGATTCGAACCCGCGACCCTCACCTTGGCAAGGTCGATGGCGCGAAATGTTCCGACGTCCTGGGGTTAACCGGACACTACCAGGAACAACATCCGAGTCAATGGGGACCGATGGGAACATTTAGTGTCCGCATGGTGACGTGCGCGGGTAGCGTCACCGGCATGCGTGATTACGGACAAGGGTTCCTCGCCGCGGTGGCCCTGGTCGCCGTCCTCGCGGTCTACGTGGTGGCAGGTCCGGTGGCTGGCACGGTCGTCGCGGTCCTCGGGATGCTCGGGGTGATCATCGTCCTGTTGACCCGGATCGCTCACCGCCAGCCATGATCTAGCGGTCGGCGTCGTCGGCGTAGAGCTGGTCGATGGCGGTGCGGATCGGGTGCGGGTCGTCGGGGTCGGCGTGTTCCCGGATCCAGATCAGGGATCGTCGGGAAAGGATGTGATCTTCCCGCCACTCGTGACTTATCAACGGGTGTAGCTCCACGACGACGCCTCCCGGGTTGGGGCGTCCGGGGGTCTGGGGGCGCTACGGCTGGGTATCAGTTTCCCACGCCGCCGGGTGGCTCGGGGGGACCATCCGGCGGCGGCCCCGGCTTGCGGCGGCGCCAGCCGGGCCGCACCAACAGCTCGTTGACGGCGACGTAGGCGATCAACCCGACCGCGGTGCAGACCTCGGACGCGGTCAGGGTGTCGAGGACGTCGAACGCCATCAGCATCGTGATCGTGGCTTGGCTCAGTCCGAAGATGATCCAGACCCACAAGGTGGCGTCGGCCCGGTAGACGCGGTGACGCGGGTCGAGGATCTCGGCGTCGTCGAGGTCCATCGGGTCATGGTCCGCGGCGGACCAACCCCACGAGGTAGGCGGCGGCGATGATGCCGACTTCGACGATGAGTATCCAGGACTGTGACTCGGACATCACACCTCGCTTCAGGTCGGTGGCTGGTTGACGAAGACGGCGGCGACGAGCATGTCGTAGTCGTAGTCGGACAGTTCGACGGGTGGCCCGTAGGCGCGTTCGAACACGATGGGTTCGTCGTCGTTGGTGGCGTAGTGGCGGAACCCGGGGCCGATGAGGGTGGCGCCGCGGCCGGGTGCGGTGACGTGGAGCATGGTGTCGACCTCCGACAGATCAGGTGGCGGCGGGGTGCCGGCACGCCTCGAGCATTCGGCCCGGATGTCCTCGAGCGCCCATGTCCCCGAGCTGGTGACCGACCGGGGTTGCCAGGGTCCTTCGACGGTGTCGGCGGTGGCCGGGTCGATCTTTCGGTCGGTCCAGCCAGGGCAGTCGCCATCGCCGAGGGCGTGGCTGAAGACGTCGGTCGGCAGGTTCCCGAACAGTTCGTTGAGGGCGTTCGACCCGGCGAAGTAGGCGTCGATCTGGACGGTGGGCCACGGCTCGACGCCGGTCCCGGCGTTCGCGGCTTCGATGGCGAATGTCGTCGAGTTCGCCGAATCGGTCTTGACGGTGCCGCGGGACAGGGTGAGCGGGCCACCCTTGCCGGCCGTGTTCGCGGCGCCGGCGGCGATGGGCCAGAACGTCCCGGTGCGGTCGAGGAGGAGGTTGCCGACCGGGGCGTCGGGACATCCGTCGATCATGTAAGACAAGTCGTTGGCGGGGCTTGTCTGGCTGGCGGTGTGATGCCACTGGACACCGAGCGGCGGCGCCGCGAATCCGCCGCTCGACCGGGCCCTGGTTTGCCAGCCGGCCGTCGTCGAGTTCTCGGCGACCGTGCAGCCGGCGGCCGTCAGGACGTCCAACAGCTCGACGTAGTAGATGCTCACGACGCGCCTTGCCGGTGGAGCCAGGCCAACAGGACGGCGATGATCTGGATGAGTGACCCGCGGTCGGCCGGGGACAGGTCGTCCCAGTCGGCGATCTCGAACCCGTCGTCGCGGCGCAGCCGATGTAAACGCCGGGCGACCTGTTCGGGGTCTGCCGGCGCCGTGTCGAACGCGTCAAGCGGGTCGAAATCGCCGAACGTCACGGCGGGAACAGGGCTTGGACGGCGGACAGGATCTGGGCGTCGGAGATGACGGCTGGGTCTTTGCCGGGGTTGGGGACACCGGAGGCGACGGCGGACGCGTAGGCGTCGGCGAACCCGGGCGCCGCCGCGACGGTCCACTGGTGGTCGGATGCCCACACCAGCGGGTTCTGCTCGAGGTCGAGCTCGGTCGATCCGCACGCCGCGAGACGCCGTTGGAAATCGACGTCGACGGCGAGGTCGGCCTGATCGGTGTACGCCATCAGCGTTCTCCTGTGTTCATGGTCGGAACCACACCTGACCGACGGTCGAGGAGCCGGCGGCGTAACGGAGGAACCCGGTCCCGCCAACGCGGCGAGCCTCGACGATGACCGTGTTGACGACCCCCGGTGTGATCGTGAACTGTCCGGCCGCCCGGTACGACGTGAACCGGTTGGCGAACCCGGAATACAGCGCTTCTTGTCCGCCGGAGTTGCAGGTCGTGCGGAGGTAGTAGTCGCAGTCGGCGGTGACGCACTGGATGCCGGCGATGGTGATATCGACCAGGATCTTGGTCGACCATGACGGCGGGATCGGCGTCGCGATGGAGATCCACGTCGCGTAGCTGGCGCCCGTGTTGGCGTCGATGTTGGTCGACCCGGCGGAACTGTTGAAGTAGCTACCGGCGGCGGCCCAGCCGTGGCAGAACACGAGGTCGGCGACGACGGCGTTCCCCCATGGCGACGTGATCAGCTCACCGGAGACAACCGGGGACGGCGAGGTGGGGATGGCCATTAGACGAGAACCTCCGTGGAGACGAGCGCGGGTGTCGCCCACAGGGCGAGGTCCCATTGGGCTTGATCCCAGCGGCCGCCGACAGCGGCGAACGGGGCGGCGACGTCCAGGTTCAGCTGCAACGTCCAGGCGGACGGGGTGAGGTCGTGGGCGACACCGGTGGCGAAGTACTCGGCGTCGAACACCGGGCCGCGGGGCGGCGGGTAGGTGAGCCGGCACCGGTAGCGGGACGGCCGGTAGACGTCGACGGTGGCCATCAGGTCGAGGGCGGCGTCGGTGGTGGCGGCGTCGAGTGACACGGACCGCACCCGCGGCGCCGTGGCGGACGCCCGGGTGTTGAGGATCCGCGAGGCGAACAAGGCGAGCGACGCGTCGTTCTGGGTGAGGAGATCGACCCGTTCGAACGGTTCGATGCCGTACTTGTTGATGCCGTCGGTGTCGTCGGCGACGACGGCGGTGGCGAGGTCACGGCCGATGATGGCCCGCGTCGCGATGTCGGCCCGATCGAAGGGCCGTTCCCACCGGGTGGGGCAGACATCGCCGGGGTCGACGTTGCCGATGGTGCCGTCGACCGGTGTGCCCGGGGTGTAGGTCTGCCAGTCGCGGGGACGGAACGCGATGCGGCCGTCGAGGTCGCCGAACACGGCGCCACCGGCGGAGTCGGCGACCTGGCCGAGGAGGTCGGCGACCTGGCCGCCGAGGTCGTCGGCGATCAAGGCTTCCGATGATGGGCGGATGTCGCGGGCCGCCGCGGACCACATGGCGGCGTCGAGGATGCGGGCCGTGCGGATGCTGGCCCATTCCCCGCCGTACCCCGCGGTGGCGGCCGGTTTCAAGGTGGCCCGGCCGACTTCGCCGAGGGCGTCGATGCAGGCCAGTTCGACGGTGTCGACATCGACCGGTGAGTGGACGGGGGTCATGGCGTCGACGAACCCGCGGAACAGGACGCGACGCCCGTAGAGGGCGTGGTCGACGGAGATCCTCACGGCCCGCCCGGGGCGGACGGTGAGCTCAGCGGGTGGGTCGGTGGTGTTGGGGTCGGCCCACCCCGACGTGTTGTCCACGACGATCGTGGCGGTGCCGGGGATGAACCGGTCGGTGGTGGCTTGGCGGCCGTACTCGCAGCGGGCCGAGAACGTGTCGCAGGTGATGTCATGCCATTCGGGTTCGTCGCCGGACCACAGGGCGGCCGGGTTGTCCCAGCGGGCGGTGTCCCACACCGCCGACGCGGTGACGGTGTCGCCGATGCCGAGTTCGATGACGGGCCGGGCCCGGTCCGTGAACGTGAACGCGGCGAGAGTCACGACCGGGTTCCGGTGATCCGGTTTTCGGCGGCCAAAGATGCTTTCGTGTTGAGGCGGATCGTGCCGATCTGACGGGCCAGATCGGCCGCCGACGGGAGGGCGAAGCGGACCGGGATCACCACCGCACCCGCACCCGTGGCGGCGGGGACGGCACCGTACGGCGTCGCCCCCACCCCGGCCGGTGGCGCCGGGGTGACCGAACGGGGCCCGGCCCCCCGGATCTGGGACAGGGCGGTGGATGCGGCGGTGGTCGACACGGTGGCAACGATCTGGGCGGTGCGCGGTCTGCCGCCCGGGTTGGCCGTGTTCGCCAGCTCCGTGTTCGCCGCGGCGGTGTCGGCGTCGGCTTTGACGGTCGACGTCCGGGTCTGCGACACGCCGGCCAGCAGCCGGTTGGCTTCGTCGATGTCGCCCCGGTCGATCGCCGCCTTGATGTCGGTCATCGTCTCGGTCGGGATCTGGTTGACCGCCCCGATGTAGTCGAGGATCGCCGAGCGGGCCGGACCCTTCGCCGTCGCCGCCGTGTTCAACAGGTTCGAGTTGAGGTTGTCGAGGTTGTTCGTCGCCGACAGCGTGGTCCCCGCCGCTTCGGCCTGCTTCTTCGAGAGTTCGGACTGCGCCTTCGCGAGGTTGATCGCGGAGTCTCGGACGTCGTCCGACGTCTTCTTGTGATCCTTCAACGTGTCGCCGTAATCGACGAGTGCCTTCTGCACGTCGAGCTGTTGGTCGGCGGCCGATTGGGCGGCGTCGGCCTGGGCGTTGAGGGCGTCGGCCTGGTCGCGCAGCAGGTTGTTGATCCGCTCGGCTCCGTCGGCGCCTTCCTGCTGGGCGTCGGCGAACGCGGTCGACCCCCGCGCCGCGGCGTCGTAGGCGTCGTTCAGATCCTTGACGTGGGTCGATGACTGCTGGGTCGACTCGTTGAAGAAGTCGTTGAGCGTCTTCGCTTTGGTCGCCTCGATGCCGTACTTCTCGATGGCCGCCGACAGCGCGGTGTACTGGTCCTCGGTGATCTTGCCGGCGGCCACGCCCTCGCGGAGCGTCTGCCACCACGTGTCGCCGACCCGGCCACCGTTCGCGATGGCGTCCGCGAAGTCCTTCGCCGAGAACCCGGCGGCCTTCATGATCGGGATGAGGTCGCTGACGTTCTGGCCGGCGTCACCGACAAGGCCGCCGACCACCGGCAGGTTCTTGGCGACCGCGGCGAGCCCCTCGACGACGTTCTCGCCGAACCCTTCGCCGTGGTCGTCGAACTTCGTCAACATGTCGACGTTCTGTTTCAGCGTGTCGACGAGTGCTGCGCCCTTGTCGACGGCGCCATCCATCGCGTCGCCGAACGCCTTGGTCCGCTTCGTCGCCGCCTCGGCGGCGGCCTTCTGATCGTTGAGAACCCCGGTCAACGTCTGCGTGACGACGGTGATCAAAGCGATCGGTCCGGCCACCGCCGCAAAGTTCTTAAGGACCGTCCCGAGCTTGTCGCCGTCAGCCGAGGCGTCGACCATGTACTCGCCCATCTGGCCGATCGCCACACCCGCGGACCCGGCGATCCCGCCGAGCGCCCCCAGGTCTTGGGTGGCGTTGCCGACCATGTTCGCCAACACGCTCTTGGATGAGCCGGCGGACTTGGCGACCTCGTCGAGCCCGCCCGACGCCGCTTTCGACCGGGTGCCGATCTCATCCAGGCCGGCGCCGGACTCGCCGCCGATCTCTTTCAGCTTGGCGCCGAGCTGGTCGGCGTTCTGTGTGATCTCGTCGAGCGACAGACCGGCCTTCTCGAACCCGGCGACCATCGACGACAGATCAGCCTTCGACGCCAACTCGGGGCCGAGCGCGGCACCCAACGCGTCGGCGGCGGCGGCGGCCTTGCGGGCGTCGGCCGACAACTCGTCGAGGGCGCCGAGCGCCTGGTCGATCTTCGCTTGGACGGTGATCTCGACGTCGGTGCCGTCCAGCTTGTCGACGGCGGCCGCCGCCTTCTTGACCGCCGGGGTGAGCTGGTCGTCGGCTTTGAGGCGGACGGTGAGGTCCTCGTTCGCCATCAGGTCACCCGACCAGCCGGCCCAGGCGCGCCTTGGCGTCGGCCTTGGCTTCGTCGACGGCCCGACCGATGTTGCGCGACCACGTCCGCTTCGCTCGCATCCCGCGCACCTTCACCTTTGCCCGTGGCCCCTGCGGTGTTCTGAGGGCGTGCCCTGGGGCCGCCTGAGAGGTGTGGCCGCGGGTTCCGTGTTCCAGCCAGGTCCACACCCCTTGCGAGCCTCCAGCGGCCACAGAGGCACCACCGGCGGCCGTCTTGGCGTCGACGGTGCCGGCACCCATCTTCGAGTTGGTGAAACGGCCGTCGCCGCCGGTGTCCGCCCGCAGCGCGGTCGTCATCCGCTGCGCGATCAGGTCGGCGGCGTCACGCGGCCATTCATCGGCGAACCGGGCTGCGCCCTTGGCGAGCCGGTCGAGCGCATCGGACGCAGACACCCCGGCCTTAGACGCCGGCCGTCTCGGACTCGTCGGCCGCTTGGTCGTCGGCCAGGGCGTGAGCCCCAGCCGCCCACGCCGTGGACGACCAGTTGAAGTCGTAGGCGGTGGGCGGGGTCGGCGACAGAATGCTGATCTTCTGGCCGGTCGTCCACGCCGACGTCGGCGACGCGACGTAGCCGAGCCCGGTGAGCTTGGCGGCGTTCGTCGCGTCGGACCCGGTGATCGTCGGCTCGTTGGCGAACGTGGAGCCGGGGGTCGCCGCGGACTTGACGCCCTGCGGCCGCAGGCTGGTCCCGGACGGGCCCTTGATGTCGGGGTAGCCCTGGATGCCCATCTCGACCGCGAAGGTGAGCGGTTCCTGTGGGAGCCCGGCGTAGTTGCCGGCCTGCACCACGACCAGGCCCATCGCGGACGGGTTCGTCTGCCCGTTCAGGAACAGGGCGAACGCCTTGGTGGTGGCGTCGTTCGTGAACAGCCATGCCGAGATCCCCGCGGCGACCGTCCAGTCCTGGAACCCCTCGAGGGCCAACGCGAACGACGATGCGACGGGGACGTTCGACTGTGATGCGGCCTGGCAGAACGTGGCGGCCCGATCGGTCGTCGTCGCGTTGCTGGTCGACGTGATCTCGGCCCGGGTGACCTGACATTTGTAATCAGTGAGGTTGGCGACGAGGATCGGCTGCCCTGTGGCCGGGGCCGGGCCGAGGGCGACGGTGGCGTCGGTGATCGTGATGACGGTGGGATCAGACATTGACCGACTCCTGGATTTGTTCGGGTGGGATGGTGGCGGGGGTGACGTCGGCCGGGCACAAGGTCGCGGCGACAACGGTGACGTCGACGGCGATGCGGGTCAGACGGCGGTTCGAGGTCGGGTCGACGGGTTCGGCCCGATGCCCGGCATACGCGGCCATCGGCATCAGGGCGGCGGCGTCGATGACCCGGGCCACGATGTCATCCAAGCCGGCGACCTGGGCCCGGTCAGCACCGTCGTAGGACACCCACACCGGGAACGTGACCACGACGACCTTCGTGCGGTCCCCGATCGTGGACGGGTAGCCGTCGGTGTCACCGACCCACAGATACGGCGAGCCGATCAGGTTCGACGTCGGCGGATACGGCGCGGTGCGGCCCGGCAGGATCGGCGCGATCGCGGTATGCAACGCGTCGCGGGCGTCGGCGAGCCGGTTCATGCGACACCGTGCCGGGCTCGTTTGGTGCCGATGATCGGGTCCAGCAGGTTGCGGACCACACCTTCCGGCAACCACGACACGACAGCCGCCGCGGTGGCCGGGGTGCCGGCGACGTACAGGTCGATGACGGTGCGCTCGAGGGCGTGCTGCACCTGAGGCAACGCGGGTGGCCCAGTCAGGGCGACGGTGCCGTCGATGTAGTCGTCGATGATGCCGGCCGCCACCGGCACCAAGGCGGTCAGGCGGTCTTCGTCGACGTCGCCTGATTGGAGGCGCAGCACGGCTTGCACCGCGGCGACGGTCGCCGCGGTGTCGTACCAGATGCCGGTGGCCGGCGGGGCGACACCGACGTCGGACATGGTCAGCGCGCCTCGAGCGCCTCGACGAGCGTCACCCGGTTCTTACCGGCCCGCTCCGCGGCCAACACGGCGCCGAGCTCGTCGGGGTGTTCATCGACGTACGCCTCGACGTCGCCGACGGTGTGATCGGCCGGGTCGAACCCCGCCGACTGCGGGTCCGGGTCATCCGAGATGATGCCGACCGGTTCGCCGTCGCGGACGACCTGCTGGTTCGGTTGCGACCAGTACACCGGGGATTCGCTCATGGCGTCTTGGTGACCTTGACGATCCCGGTCGGCTCGATCACGACGGCGTCGAAGTCACCGGCGTAGCCGACCTGGACACCCCACACCGACGGCTCGACGACTTGGAGGTTGCCGTAGCTGTATTCGAACGTCTTCGCCGCCGCGGTCGAGAACACGAGGATGGTGCCGGCGGCGAGCCCGGCCGACATGACGACCGACAGGCCGGCGATCGACCCGTTGACGCCCTGGTCGAGCGGGAGTTGGAACCCGGACGAGTAGGCGTTCGTCGGGTTGACCGGCGGGAAGATCGGACCGATCAGACCGAGCATGTCTGGGGCCACCGCGACGACCGTGGTGCCTTGGCCCTTCGTGTTCGCGAACACGGTCCCCGCCGCCGTCCAGATCGCCGCCGCGACGGCTGCGGGGGTGGCGGGGCCGGTCGGGATCACCGGGCCGGCCGTCGCCGCGGTCGTGAGGGTGGTGCCGGTTTCGAGTTCGGTGGCAATCGCGTATTGCTCGGCGAGATCGTTGATGATCATGTCCAAGATGGCCGGGGACGAACGGTTGATGTCCTGCTTCGACACGTTGACGTAACCGCCGAACGTGTCCGCGCCCAGCGGGGTCTTCGTCACCGTCATCTTGCGGGACGCCAACTCGGTCTTCTCACCGGCCTGCTTCGCCACCGAGGTGTGCTGCGTGACCCGGGCATACGACCAGGCGCCGGACCCGAGGCTGGTCACGCCGATCGTGTTGACGAGCGGACGGGCAACCTGGATGTAGTTGACGATCGGCGCCACGATCGTCTCCGGCAACAGACCGGGGTTGTCGGCGGTGGTCTGGTGGGCGGCGACCCGGTTGAACGTCTCCTGCCGGCGGATGGCGTCGGTGTCGCCGAGCTGGGCCAGGTACAGGTCGACGATGTAGGCGCCGGCCGTGCGGTATTCGACGTTCGACTGCGGGGAGCGGGCCTGCTGGTACATGCCGACCAGCTCGGCGGTCCGCGCCCTGGACTCGACGGCGATGCGGGCGCCGTCACGCAACGGTTCCATCTGGCGGACGATGTCCTGCATCCGGTCACGGGCCCGGGTGAACAGATCCATCTCCTCGGACGACAGGTCACGGCCCGCCGATTCGGCCGCCTCGACGAGCCCATTCGCGAACGTTTGACGCTCCTCCAGTTCGGCCTGGAACCGCGACAGCATGGCGTCAGTCGCAGACATGCGACCCCCTTGAACAATCGAAACGGATGTGGGTTTCGAAGTCCGGTGACGTCGCTTCGCTCGATCCGGCGGCGCTAGGCCACTCGCCCGAGGGTCTCCTCGACTACGTGGCAGAGGATGTTAGATCGAACCCGGTGCGGGCGGCAAGCATCTCGAGGCGGATGCGGTCCAGGTTCGGGGTGGGGATCGCCGTCCGCTCGCCCTCCTCCCCGGACTGCGAGCGGACGGCGAGAACCTTCGCGCCTTTATAGGCGGGGTCACCGGTGAGCGCGATATGGACCAGTTTCGCCCGGGTCACCCTGACCGTGGAACGATCCGCTGACCAGTCCTCGCCTTCGGACTGGAACCCGATCGACGGTGCCAACAGCCCGTCGGCGGCCAACTCCAACACGTCGTCACCGGACGCGGTACGGGAGATCCGCAGCTCGGCCCGCAGGCCGCGGGGGTCGTTCGGATGGAACGCCGACACCCGGCCCAGCGGCGATTCGAGGTCGTGGGCGCGGTTGACGGTGACGTCGCCGTGGACGCCGGTGAATGCCTGCGGATCAACGGATTCGGTGACCCACCGGCCGCGGCGCAACACGTCGGTCGGCTCGTTGTACGGCACCGCGATCAAGTCGATGATGCGTTGGGCGTGGCGCACCTCGAGGGTGTCCGCGGTGCGGTACTGGATGCCGTCGTTCACAGGGTGACTCCTTGCGACAGTGGGCCGGTGACCTCGTACCGTTCGATTTCGGCGACCTGTTGCGGGGTGAGGACACCGATGCCGGTGAGGATCTGCCAGGTCTGCGCCCGTTCGTAGGGGCCGGGTTGGACGTAGCTGTCGCGGTTCACTTCGACCGTGGTGCCGCGGGGCAGGAGCCGGCTGGACAGGTCGGCCATCAGGTGGGCGGCCATCGGGCGGAGCCCGGCCCGCCAGTGATAGTCGAACAGGGCCGTCGTGTTGGAGTACGTCATCGAGTCGCCACCGCTGGGCAGGCCCATCAGGAACGGTGGCAGACCGAGGAGGACGGCGATGCGGGCTTCGTTCCAGGCGGACAGTTCGACCATCGCCATGTCGGCCGGGTTGAACTGCAACGTCTTGAAATCGATCCCGCCGGACAGCACCGCCGGCAGGCCGAGGGTCGACATGCGGGCTTCGACCCATTGGGATTGCAGGTCGTAGGCCTGTTTCGCGGTGAGGTCGTCGGGGTGGGTCAGCACGGCGTTCGGGATCCCGCCCGACGCGGCGAACTGGGAGGCGTAGCGGGCCAGGGCGACGGCCGCGACGAGACGGGGGCCGGCAACCTCGAGCGGGCCGTGACCGTGGGCGTCACCGACCCTCGACTGGTAGCGGATGTGGATCATGTCGGCGGTGACGTCGGCACCGCCGATCTCATAGGAGCGGAACCCGCCGGCCAGGTCGGCTTCGACGTCCCACGGCGGCACCACATGGAACCGGGCCGGATAGCCCGTCGCGTAGTACGCGGTGACCAGCACGAACGCCTCGCCGGCGGACTGGTAGTCCCACAGGAGCTGTTTCGCGAATTCGTTCCACGACCCGTACTGGTCCGGGTCCGGGTTCGTGAGCCAGTCCGCCGACAACGACGGCGCGGCGGAGACGAGGTAGGGCGGCATCGACGCGAAGATGCTCGAGTTCTTGTCGAGGCACGCCCAGGCGGTATCGGTCAGTGATTGGACCTGGCCGAACCAGTTCGGGGTGTTCCACTCGGCGGGCCAACCGGACCATGCCGTCGGGCGGGGCGGGCCGGCACCGAACGGGCGTCCGACACCTTCGTCGATGAAGTCGACGGCGCCCGGATCGCCGGGGCGGGCGGTTGGTGGGCCGACAGTGGCCGGCGGGTGAGTCGCCGGGTCGTTGTCGTTCGGGATCAACTGGCGATGCTCGACAACTGCGCGCTTACTCACCGGTGGACGACGCTACACCGCTATGCACCGCCGGGACAGGATGCGGCTCCTGCGCCGCCAACAGGGCCCAACATACACCCCGCAACAAATCCGATCGGGGACCGCGAACCAACGTCAGGCCGGTGTCGATCTTGGTGACCCGGGACGCGTCGACCTGGGCGTCCAACCCGACGGTGCTGTCGTGGACGAGGCGGCCGCCGGTCGCCAACGACCGCAACAGGGGCAGGCCGAGACGGGTGCCGGAACGGGGCGGCTTGTCGAACCGGGTCCCCGCCGGGAACACCTTCAAATCGGGGGCCATGCCGTCGCCATAGATCACCGTCGAACGCGGGTGGAGGCGGGCGATCATCGCCGCCTGATCCCACGCCGCGTCCCAATCGGTGCCCTCCGACCCGCCGACCTCGAACCGGTCACCGTGAACCTGGACCACCGCGGTAGCGGCGCCCTGGCCGTGGTTGTCGACGACGGCGACGAACACGGGTCCACCATCGAAAGGGACGGCCGCCCCGAGCGACGCCCACAGGCCGTCGATCAGCAGCCGTTCACCGCGGCCCTCGACGCCGCCCTTCAACGGCCACACGTTGAACCACTGGGCGTACACACCGGCCGGGAGCTCATGCATCCCCGGCCCGTCAGTCACATACGGCAGGGCGGTGCGGACGGCGGCCCGGATGTCACGCTCACGATGCTTCGACCAATGCGGCGACGACTGGAACCATGCGACCTCGTCGGCCAGATCGGCATTCCTCGGCGCCGACCACTCCAACAGCAGCGTGCCCTCACCGGAGTCGAGGGCGTCGATCGCTTCGGCCCGGTAGGTCGGGATCAGATCGGTGCATTCGGTGTGCGCCGTCGACGACAACAGGAGTTGCCCGGAACGTTTCTCGACCGTCGTCGGCGACAGGTTCTGCTGCACATGCTTCAGCTTCACGCCGAACGCCTCATCGGCGTAGGCGAGCGACGTCGAATAGCCAACCGTCGACACCTGCGACCGGACCAGCCACTCGCCGTGAACGTCCGGTTTGCGGATCCCATGCTCACCGGCCGAGTACCGCCGTTTCCACCCGTACCCCTCGGCCCGCGGGGTGGCCCGGTCCATCAACATCTGCGCGGCCTGCAACGTCTTCGCGACATGCAACACGAGCTGTGGTTCGCCGAACAGGTCGGACCGCTCCGACCGCCAATCACACAGCAGCATGCCCAGCTCGGACTTGCCGCACTGGCGGGCCACCGTCAACAACACCACTGCCCACACCAGGTCATCGGCGGCGTCATGCTCGAGGAGGCGATAGGCGGCCAACTGCTGCCACCAGTACAGGGTGACGCCATGCTCAACCTGGCACCACAAGTCGAACTCGGGTCCGTACGTGTCGACAGCGTCCCGATGCGGGACCGACATGAGCCGCGGCCACCAGCCATCCTCCGGGACCTCCCGCAAGTCGTCCAGCCACGGCGCCGCATCCCACACTGGCGAGGCTTCGTCGAAGCCGACCGGTTCCTCCGATACGACCAACAGCCGACCGGCCGCCATCTTGCCGTTCGCCAGATCGATCGCCTGACGGCGTTGACACGGCCCGCACGCCGCCACCAGCCGGCAACACCCCGACCCGTTCCGATGCCGATGCCGCGACAACGGAGGCTGATGATCCGCCTCCGTCGCCCGCCGGCCGCACCCATGAGCGCATGACGGGTTGCCGGCCAGAATGGCACGACGCGCCTTCTGATATCCCGGACCGTACGGCGAATTCCTGCGCGGCATTACCGATATCCCCACATATCAATATCCCCCATATCCCGATATCCGTGACTGATATCCCCGATACGGATATCGAATAGCGTGATATCGGGATATCGATATCGGGCGGAATTCAGAACACAATAGTCGGGCGGAC